GCGGAAACCACGGGCCGGGTCTGCTACGGGATTGAACTAAACCCGACCTACGTCGATGTGGCCATCGAGCGCTGGCAGCAATTCACAGGCGCCAATGCCGTGCTGGCCGACAGCGGCGAAACATTTACGGACCTGAAGGCGAAAAGGCTGGGCACATGACGTCGCACCGTTGCCACGAGTTGTCGACGAAGCTGATCCAAAACTTCGATCAACAAGAGAAAAGGGTGCCGGATGTATCTTGACCCTTCCTATATCGGATGTGACAGTTTGCTGATCGATACGGTAACAACGCCGATGGCAGAGGATGCAAGAAATGATGACAGACCTTCAGGTGGTCCCTGCACGGCGCGGTCAGGCAGTCCGCGTTGCCAAAGGAAAAGCCATTCAAATCATAAATACCCATGGCAAGCAGGTCGTGGACACCTGGTGTTTCAATGCAGATGACCTATCCGAATTCATGTCGATGGAGCATCTACATGCGACGCTTCAGGGCATCTTTCCAGCGAAAGGCGATGCCCTAACCACAAATCGGCGTCGGCCGATCCTGCTTCTGGAAGAGGACACCTCACCCGGACGTCACGACACAGTCATCGCAGCCTGCGATGTGCACCGCTATGCCATGCTGGGATGCCAAGAGTATCACGATAATTGTACTGACAATCTGCATGCCGCGTTGGCGCAGCTCGATCTGCGCGCGCCGGACTGCCCGGCACCGCTGAACCTGTGGATGAACATTCCCGTAGAGCCTGACGGAAAAATCATATGGGGCCAGCCGCTCAGTAAGCCGGGGGACTATGTGACACTGCGCGCTGCGATCGACTGCGTCGTGGTCATGTCAACCTGCCCTCAGGATATGATCCCGATCAACGGGGCTGACTGCAAACCGACCGAGGTTCATTACCGACTGCTCGACTGACGGGACCGCAAATCATGCAGTCTTGCGGCTGATCCGGTAAACTCTGCCCCTGCCGTCTTCCTTCGCCGAGATCACGGTCAGCCCCAGCTTCTTGCCCAAGGCCCCCGACATTGCGCCCCTCGCGCTGTGTGCCTGCCAGCCGGTTGCAGCGATGATCGCCTCCATCGTGGTCCCGTCGGGCGACTGAAGCATCTCGATCAGCATGGCCTGCTTCGTCCCAGCGCGCTGGGTCGTTTGCTTCGCTTCCGGTGGCACCGAAGCTTGTTTCCGGATAGCCATCACTGTTGCGACCACGACCGGCTCGATCCCGATGGCAAGCAGACCCGCGTCCGTCACCACCAGCGTGGTACCTTGGCCATCGCCAGTCTCGCGCCAAAGCGGTTCACCCCGCTGCAGGTTGGCGTCAACCTCTTGCAGCCAACCGTGTGCAATCATCTTGGTGACAGCCATCTTCGCCGCCGCACCATGCAGCCCTTTGGGCAGCGGCAGAGCGATGTTGTCGGGGCGCTGGGCCCCGGCGCTGAGGGTAATAGTTTGGGTGTCGGTGAGTTTTGTCATGGCGCGGTCCTGTTTGATCTGGTGGCGTTGGGTGGGATCAAGCGGCATGTTCGCCCTCCTTGAAAGCGCTGTCGGTAATCCGGCGCAGCAGGCTGGCGTAGTGGTTTAGGGTCCCGACATCGCCCCAGTTGATCTCGTCGGGATGGGTGTTGTAATGATCCTCGCTCAGGGCCTGCAGCCGTTCCAGCATTGCGTCGATCTGGACCTTGGTTGTCATGAACGCGTCGAGGGCTTTAGAATTGTCGGTGGTGCGGCGGGTGATCATGGCGGGTTCCTTGGGGTGAGTTGCATCGTTTTCTGTGACTACAATCGCTCTGGAACAGCGATTGTAGTAGGTAAATCAAAGCAATATTATGGCTTTATGATCGTCGATCCTGAGGGGTCAGATCGACCCACGCCCCACCTTGCCAGACATAGAGGTGGGACATCTCGCAGGTGGGTCGATCGAGACTGCCCGGTGCGCGCGGCGGATCAAAACAATCCAGCGCGTCCGGTTTGACTTGCCGGATTTCTTGGGCGGCGAGGATGTCCTCGGGCGTCCAGTGCGCCAGTGCTGGCAGCATGTGCGAGGGGTATCCATCGTAGTGAACATAGATATGCGCCCATTCCGCGGGCCCGGTCTGAATGGCAATTTGCGCGCGGGTGCTCATGGTTGGCCTCCCTTTCAGATCAGGTTCATACTTGCCAGCACTGTGCTGGCAGCTGCAAGCTGGGTGGTCGGCAGCTCAATCTTGAGATGGTAAATAACGTCTGAGGCCTCAGCGTTGATCCCGCTCTCGCGCAACGCGGCTTCAATGGCCTCGGCGACAGCGTTTGGGCGCGAGCGGTCGAACTGCTCTGGCAGAGCAGCATGATCGATGCGGATGGTGGTGGTGGCGGTCATAGTCTTGTCCTTCCGGGTTTGGGTGTGGCGGCGGGGCACGATGCACTCGCTTCTTGACACCATGAATCGCTCTATCGCGGAGTGTAATCAACTCAAATAATTACTTTTTCTCGTTTATATACAATATGTTGAGGATCATCACAGCGCCATGGAAGGTATGTCAGAACGCGCCTATGCCGACCATTCAAAGCTCTCGCGCGGAGCCGTGCAAAAAGCACGTAAAACCGGACGGTTGGTCCTGTTTCAGGACGGGTCGATTAATGCTGCCGCCTCGAATGCACGGCGCGGGGCGATGACAGACCCCGATCAGCAGATGCGCGCACGGGGTGGTTTTGGCGGAGGTGGTGGAAGCAACGCAGACACCGGCAGCATCTCCGGCCCGGGCGACAGCACGTCCTATCTAAAAGCGCGCACGGCCCTAACGGTCTACCAAGCGCAGGAACGCCAGCTGTCGCTGCAAAAGAAAAAGGGGACGCTGGTCGATCGCGCGCGGGCGGAGGCGCTGGTGTTTCGTCTGGCCCGCCAAGAACGCGATGTCTGGGTTACCTGGCCCACCCGCGTAGCGGCCCTAATGGCTGCGCAATTGTCCGCAGAGATGGAGAAGGCGCAGGGCACACCCGTGACGATCAAAACTGCGATCCTACAAAGGGTGCTGGAAACCCATGTCCGAGAGCAGCTCAACGCCCTGGCAGACCTCAGGGTCACGCTTGCATGAGGGTGATCATGATCACAGCCTGAACGACGGCGACCTAACCGAGGGGCTCGACCTCGGCTTTGATGGCGCTGAGGATATCTTGCGCATCTGGCGGCGCGGGATCCGGCCCGATCCGGATCTGACGGTGTCGGAATGGGCCGATGCGCATCGCAAACTGTCGTCCCGCGCCAGCGCGGAACCCGGGCAATACCGCACGGCGCGCACGCCCTATCTGCGCGAGATCATGGACGCGCTGTCGCCCCGCCACCCAGCGCAGAGGATCAGCTTCATGAAGGCAGCACAGGTCGGGGCCACGGAGGCGGGCAACAACTGGATCGGCTTTGTCATTCACCACGCGCCCGGGCCGATGCTCGCCGTGCTGCCGACCCTGGAGATGGCAAAACGCACCTCGCGGGGTCGGATCGATCAACTGATCGAGGACAGCCCTGCACTGCGGGAGAAAGTGAGCCCGGCCCGCTCGCGGGACGCGGGTAATTCGATGCTGTCGAAGGAATTCCCCGGCGGCATTCTGGTGTTGACCGGGGCAAACTCAGCCACTGGCCTGCGCTCAATGCCCGCGCGTTATGTGTTTTTGGATGAGGTTGACGCCTATCCGGCCTCTGCAGACGAGGAAGGCGATCCGGTCACGCTGGCCGAGGCCCGCACCACAACCTTTGCGCATCGCCGCAAGGTGTTCATGGTCTCGACCCCGACGATCCGTGGGCTCAGCCGGATCGAGCGGGAATTTGAGGCCTCTGATCAGCGGCGGTATTTTGTGCCCTGCCCACATTGTGACCATCGGCAATGGCTGCAGTTCGAGCGGCTGCGCTGGGACAAGGGGCAGCCAGAAACTGCCATGTATCACTGCGAGGGCTGCGAGAAGCCTATCGCCGAGCATCACAAGACCGAACTGCTGGCACGCGGTGAGTGGCGCGCAACGGCAATGTCTGCCAACCCGAACGCTATCGGGTTCCACCTCTCAGCGCTTTATTCGCCGATTGGCTGGAAAAGCTGGGAGCAGATCGCCCGCGACTGGCTGGCGGCCCAAGGCTCGGAAGAGATGCTGCGTGCGGCGCGCAACACGCTGCTGGGCGAAACGTGGGTCGAGATTGGCGACGCGCCGGAATGGCAGCGCCTCGCGGATCGCCGCGAGACGTTCGTGGCACAAATCCCTGCACGCGGCCTGTTCCTGACCGCAGGGGTGGACGTGCAGAAGGACCGCATCGAGGTCGATGTCTGGGCCTGGGGCCGTGGCCTGGAAAGTTGGCTTGTCGATCACATCGTGATCCCCGGCGGGCCAGATGATCCCGCGTGCTGGGACAAACTGACGGCACTTTTGGGCAAAACTTGGGTGCATGAACACGGTGCGGTCATGCCCTTGGCAAAGCTGGCAATCGACACAGGGTATGAAACGGCAGCCGTCTACGCTTGGTCTAGGAAACAGGGCATTGCGCAAGTGGCTCCTGTCAAAGGTTTGGAAGGCTTTAACCGGGCCACGCCAGTCTCTGGGCCAACCTTTGTTGATGCGACCGTGAATGGACGAAAGCTCAAACGTGGTGCGCGGCTTTGGACAGTGGCCACGGCGACCTTCAAGGCGGAGACCTATCGCTATCTGCGGCTGGAACGGCCGAGCGATGAAGACCGCGCCAGTGGCGTGTCAAATCCAGCGGGCACGATCCACATGCCGGACTGGGCAGACAGCGAATGGCTGAAGCAGCTGGTGGCCGAGCAGCTGATCACGATCCGCAACAAGCGGGGCTACGCGCGCCAGGAATGGCAAAAGATGCGCGAGCGTAACGAGGCGCTGGACACCCGGGTCTATGCCCGCGCGGCCGCCTGGATCCTCGGGGCCGACCGCTTCGATGAACGGATGTGGCGGCAGCTTGAGAAACAGGCAGGAGTTGAGACGATCACGGCGGCCGCCAAAGCCGACACTGACACACCGTCCGAGCCTCAGGCCGGGCGGATCGCTACCCCGCGCAAGCGCGGTTGGCGGGTAAGCACGCCCAAATACATGGAATAGCGAGTACTCAATGACCCTCGATGATCTCAAATCCCGCCACAGCGCGTTGCTGGCGGCACGCTACAGCGGCACGCGCTCTGTAAGCTATGATGGCAAGACCCTGACGTATGGCACCGATGCTGAATTGGCGGCTGCTGTCTTCGATATCGAACGGCGCATCGCAAAAGCCGAGCGCGGTGCTGGGCGCATCTCTCGCCCCCATGCTGCAAAGGACCTGTGATGAACTGGCGGCAGCGTCTCGGGGCCTTTGTTGGTGGTTTTGATGCTGGCCAGCATCACCGCCGTCTGCGCGGGTTCCAGGCGACGCGCGCGCATGTGAATGCGCTGATTGCGGCGTCCGGACCTGATATCACCGCACGGGCCCGCTGGTTAGTGCGCAACAATGGCTATGCGGCCAATGCTGTTGAAAGCTGGGCTGCAAATACCGTGGGCGACGGGATCAAACCAATCTCGCAAATTGCAGACGCGGCGCACAAGGAAGAGCTGCAACGCCTTTGGCTGGCCTGGACGGATGAGGCTGACAGCGAAGGGTTAACCGATTTCTACGGGTTGCAACGGCGCGCGGCACGTGAGGTGTTTCTGGCCGGTGAGGTTTTCTTCCGGATCAGGCCACGGCGCATGAACGATGGGCTTTCCGTTCCCTTGCAGCTACAGATGCTGCCCGCCGAAATGTTGCCGCTGCATCAGACGGGACCCGCGGGCAATGGCGATGTCATCCGTCAGGGGATTGAGTTCGATCGGGTCGGACGCCGCGTGGCCTATCACTTCCTCCGACGGCATCCGGGCGACAGCACCGATCCGGGGTTGGCGGGAGAAATGGTGCGGGTGCCCGCTTCGGAGGTGATCCATGTGATCGATCCGGTAGAAGCAGGCCAGCTGCGCGGAGTTTCAAAGCTGGCACCGGCCATCGTGAAGTTGTTTCTGCTCGATCAATACGACGATGCCGAGCTCGACCGCAAAAAAGTGGCGGCGATGTATGCGATGTTTGTGACCTCTCCCGCTCCGGAAAACCCACTGTTGCCGTCCGAGGATGACGACATGCTGGGCGGGTTTGAGATCAGCCCCGGCCAAATCGTGCGTCTAGATCCGGGCGAGGACGTGACCGTGGGCCAGCCTGCAGATTCAGGGGCAACCTACGAGCCGTTCCAATACCGCACGCTGCTGCAGGTCGCCTCGGCGCTGGGCATTCCTTATCCTTATCTAACAAACGACATGGTGAAGGGTAACTTTTCGAACTCACGCCTTGCACTTATCGAATTTCGGCGCCGCGTCTCAGCCTGGCAGCACTCGGTCATGGTCTACCAGCTCTGCCGTCCCGTCTATGCGCGCTGGATGGATGCCGCCGTAATGTCCGGCGCACTGGACC